CAGAAAGCGTATGAGATAATTAATAAAGCGTATGCGGCGAACAACCAGATAATAAAGTCGGTAAAAAACAGCACTTATATGGAATCAACCAAAAAGAGTGCATCAATCGAGCGAATCGAAAAGAACAGCATATCGCTGACGGAGATGAAAAAACTAATAGAAGAAAAGTTGCCAAAACCGGAAAAAAGCGATATAATAGAAACAAAAACGGAAATAGGAGAAACAAAAAATGAATCTGGAATACTGGAAAGAGAAAATTCTATTGATGGCGGAGGAGTATTACCCGAAACTGTTACGGAGTTGGCGGAAACAAAAATTATTGGAGGAGAACGTGACGGCGATAGCACAGTCGGTGATGGAGGAGTACGAACAGACGCTGGAAATGTTACAGGAACGGAATCCAGCGCAAGTACAATACAACACACAGAATCCGACATCGCAGGAAGTGTCGTCAGCGTATCTGAACAACACTTGGACGGCGCGGGAACTGGTAGAACAGTCGGTGAGCGGGAAACTGGCGCACGAATACCTGCAACTGCCGTAAATTTCCATTTTACAAATACAGATGTTGATAACGTCAAAAAATTTGACGCTGTAAAACCAAGTATCTCAAACAACATCAAAGCGATAGAATTATCGAAGCAGATAGCCGCAGAGGGCAGGAACGCAATACCTGAGGAACAATCGATACTCGCAGGATTCAAGGGCTGGGGCGGACTTAAAGACGCATTCGTAGAGGGATCACCGTCCTACAACAAACTAAAAAACCTACTGACGGAAGAGGAGTACAACATCGCGCGTAACAGCAGTCTGAGCGCGTTCTACACGCCATTGGAACTTGTTGACGGCATGTACGCCATGACCCAAAGAATGGGCTTTGAAGGCGGGCGTATGCTTGAGCCTTCGATGGGTACAGGTAACTTTTTCGGTATGCTGCCGGAAAAATACAACAACATGGAATTGCACGGAGTGGAGTACGACCCGCTGACCGGACAAATAGCACAACAGCTATACCCGAACGCCAAAATTGAAGTTTCTCCGTTCCAAGACGTGAAATTGACTGACAACACGTTCGATCTGGCAATCGGCAACGTTCCGTTCCTGAATGTAGGGTTTAGATACAAAAAGGGAAATTATCCGTTACACGACTACTTCTTTATGAAGTCACTCGACAAAGTTAAGCCGGGCGGAGCGGTGATGTTCTTAACCTCAACAGGCACGATGGACAAGGAAAACACAAAAATGCGTGACGAACTGGCAGGCAAGGCTGACCTCGTGGCGGCGTTCAGACTGCCGCACGATATATTCAAAACATCAGCCGGCGTGAACGTGATGACGGACTTGATAATACTTCAAAAGCGTCCGGCTGGCGTACCGCAAGGCGGTGAAACGTTCAGCGAATTAAAACAGTTAAAGGACGTGCCTATCAATGAGTATTTCGCGCGGAATCCGCAAAACATATTGGGCAACATAACGAAAACACAAAATCAATTCGGTAAGGATGAGTTACGGATAAGCACCGGCGACGTACCGTTTAAGCAATTGTTTGATACTGCTATTCAATCGTTGCCGGAAGGTATATTGAAACGGGAATGGGAACCAGATGTCATCGAACCCGAAAGTAAACCGATATTTGAAAATCTGACGGGTAAGAACGCGGTACGGGCAGAGGGTTACATCGGTATCAAGGACGCGTATAATAACTTGTTAAAATTATCACAAGATTCATATACGTCCATACAACGTGAAACGTCGCGTAAGGCATTGAATGATTTGTATGATAAATTCGTTACGGAAAACGGATTGATAAACGATAATAAAAATCAAAAATTATTACAACAAGACAATGATTATTGGAAAGTCGCCGGATTGGAGCGGTTAGACCCTGACACGAACACATACGTCAAGGCAGACATACTCACCAAAGATACATTGGCATATAGCACGCCGGAACGCGCGGCAACATCGCATGACGCGGCGGCAATCAGTATCAGCGAGAAGGGCAAAATCGATCTTGCGTATATGGCGAAATTAACAGGGTTCAAGAAAGATCGTTTAATCAAAGAAATTGCGGACATCGCAGTGGAAACGCCGGATGGTGATTTTGAATTGATACCGCAGTACACGTCCGGTTACATCCGCGCGAAATTGGCGGCGGCACGTGAAGCGGCGAAAAAGGATGGAAAATTCAACGCGAACGTTCGTATGCTTGAAGCGGCGTTAACGAAGGAAAAGACGGCGGTAGACATCAAACCGCAGATGGGCGCGGCGTGGATCGGTACGGACAACGTCAAACGTTTCATTAACGAAACGTTCGGCAATCCGACGGCGGTCAATTACGACAAGTTCACAGGCACATGGACGGTGGAAAACTTTTACGCATACAATCAGGCGATGGGCAAGAAGTTTGCTACCGGACGCGTGGGTATACATAAGATCGTGGAATCGGCGCTGAACCAGAAGCCGATAACGGTCAAGGACAAAATCGGCGATAAGGAAGTAGTAAATGTCGGAGAAACGGCTTTGGCACGGCAAAAGATAGCGGAAGTAAAGGACTACTTCAGCGAATGGGTGTTCAAAGATAGGGATCGCAGGGACAAGCTCGTGAAAACGTTCAACGAGAAGTTCAACGACTTCAAAGCGATGGATTACCGCGCGATGTCGGAGTATTTGGGCTTTCCAGGAATATCGGACAGTTTTCACGCGCGTGACTATCAGCGCGACGCAGTAGCGCGTGTGCTGTTTGGCGGCGATACGCTACTGGCGCACGGAGTAGGCACGGGCAAAACGGCGGAAATGATCATATCGGCGATGGAACTCAAACGCATGGGAATCGCAAACAAAATCATGATGGTAGTGCCGAATCACAAACTCGGCGACTTCCGAACGGACATACTGAAAACGTACCCGAACGCAAAGGTACTGATGGCGACTAATAAGGATTTCGAAAAAGACAATCGTGCGAGGTTGTTCTCGAAGATAGGCACAAACGATTGGGATATAGTGGTCGTCGGACATTCGTCGTTCAAGCAGATTCCGGTAAGTCCGGATACCCAACGGAAATTCATTAAGGCGGAGCTTGACGAGATTGAGAAAACCATATCAAGCGCGAAAACGGAAACCGCTCGGCAGAGTAAACGGTTCATATCATAGCTTGAAAAATCGAAAACGAGCGCGGAAGAGCGCATGAAACGGTTACTTTCGATTGAAAGAGATGATACTCTAACCTTTGAGGAAATGGGTATAGATTCGCTGTTTGTTGACGAGGCGCACAATTATAAAAATTTGGCGTATTATTCCAAACTGCAAGTGCCGGGCGTGACGAACGCACCGTCGCAGCAGGCGCAGGATATGTACATGAAAACGAACTATATGCGCGACATAAACGGGCGGATCGTATTCGCGACGGCGACGCCGATAACGAACAGTATTGCTGAGATGTACAACATGACGCGGTTCGTGTACCCTGAAGCGTTGAAACAAGCGGGTTTGGACTCGTTCGACGCGTGGGCGGCGACTTTCGGCGAAATCGTGAGCAAAGCGGAAGTAGCGCCGGATGGAAGGAGTTTGCGTATCAAGGAGCGGTTCTCGCGGTTCAACAATGTGCCGGAGATGATCGGTATGTTCCGACAATTCGCGGACGTGTTACGCACGGAGGACGTAGTGAAAGACCTTCCGAAAGCGAAACACGTTGATGTAATTTCGCCGTCAACGCCGATTCACGACAAGTACATCGACGAAATAATGGCGCGTATCAAAACGATGTCCAGCGGACAGAAGCAGTCTGATAATATGCTCCTTATAACGAACGACGGACGTGCGATGGCAACGGATATGCGGCTTGTAGCGAGCCAGCTTGGTATGAATCCGACAGAGTTGGATATACCGACGAGCAGGATAAACAAAGCAGTCGGTAATATCCTTACAGAGTACAAAGGAAGCATTGACGGTACACAATTCGTATTTCTTGATTTCGGAATGACGGACAAAGAAGAGGGCAGGTATAATTTCAACCTGTACGCTGATATTAAGATGAAACTCGTCAAGGGCGGTATACCCTCCAAAGAGATTGCCGATATAGGCAACTACGACACGGTACAAAAGAAAGAAGATTTGTTCAAGGCGATGAATAAGGGCGAAATTAGAGTGCTGATGGGATCGACTGCGAAGATGGGCGAGGGAGTAAACGCGCAGAAAAAAGCGGTAGCACTTCACCATTTGAACGCGCCGTACCGTCCGAGCGACATCGAACAGCGCGAAGGGCGTATCGTGCGTTTTGGCAACGAGAACCCGGAAGTAACTATTTATAAGTATATACAGGAGAAGTCGTTTGACAGCTACATGTGGCAAATGTTAGCGCGTAAGGGGCAGTTCATCAATCAGGCGATGTCAGGATTAGGTGAAGGCAGTCTTGAAGAAGTAGACGAGTTTGTGCTGTCGGCGCAGAACGCGATGGCAATAGCTACGGGCAACCCGTTGATAATGCGGCAGATAGAAGCGGATCAGGAGTTGAAACAACTCACGATAGCGAAAAACGCGTATCTGAACAATCAGAACCAGTTACAGGATCGGCTTGCGGCGTTACCGAGCGAAATCAAAAAGCTGCAGGAAACGATACCGTCCATGAAAACGGATTCGGAGTTGGCAACGTCCACGATGAAACAACCGTTCAGTATGACGGTGGGTAACACCACATTTGAAAAGCAGGGTGAAGCAGGAACGGCTATACTCAACGTGTTGAAAGGTAAACCCGTAAAATATGATACACCCTATAGCTTAGGAACATATCGCGGTTTTGACTTGAAGTACAGCATTTCGGGTACGAGTTACAATAAATATATCTATGCGGACGGTAAACGGAGATATACCATAACGGCTTCCGAGAGCAATACGGGTATCGTTGCTCGTATAAACAACGCCATCAACGACATACCGAAGGATTTGAATGAAACGACCGAACTCGAACGCGCACGCAAGGAAGAATTGACGACGGTTAAGGATGAGATAGGTAAACCGTTCTCGAAACAGGCAGATATTGAGAAACTGACGGCGGAACTCGCGCGTATCAACACGCAACTCATGCAGGACACGGGTATTGAAGATGGTGTAGCGGAAGTTTTTGATGTGAGTGATGACGTTAATCAAGAAGTGGACGCTTACATGGGTTATGGAACTCCTGCGAACGATATATGGAAAGAAAGAACACCTGTAACGGCAAGCAAAGCGCCGGATTTAACTTCGCTGACGGCTGAACTCTCGACACGTTTCGGCATACCGGTGAACAAAGGAAAATTGAAAACAAAAGGATCGCAAGCCGAGTACAAACACCAAGCCGGTACGATTCGTGTACGCACCGAAAATAACATACCCGTACTGGCGCATGAGTTGGGACACCACTTTGACAATAAATATTCTATTATATTAAATAACCCTTCTGGCTTTGATGATGTTATTAAGTTTTATAATAATAACCTTCTCGATATGGGCTACGAGGACAACCAAATACCTACAGAATCACTCGCTGAGTATTTCCGAGATTATATATCTAATAGGAAAGAAACGGCAGAAAAGTTTCCACCATTTACGGAAACATTGAAAAGCACGTTGAACAATGCTGATTGGCGTAACTTGAACGCTTACGCCGATAACGTCAACGCGTATCTTTCCGCAACATCAGATGAACGGTTCAGAACGACGATACACAAACGGCAGACGCATAATAAGTTTGTACAACAGGCGAAATTAATTGCTAATAACCCGAATACCGCACTCGATAAGTTTGTGTTCAATTGGATCGATATGTACTCAGTCATCAAATATGCCGAGTTGAAAGCGACGGGAACGACGCAGGTTTACGACAAGATCATGCTGAGTAACAATTTAGATTTGAAAGTGGATCAAACGTTGCGGAACGGTTTGTACGATTTGAGCGGCAACATCATCGCACCTGCATTGAAGGATCACATCACGTATATGCTGAACGAAAGCGATTACAAACCCGTAGATACCAAACGGGATTTTAGCTTGTATCTAAAGAATCGCCGTGCTGCCGAACTTGTAGAAAGAGGGATACGCGCATACGCCGACGACACGCTGAACAATCAAGCGGCGATTCAAAATAGCATAGCTCAACTCGACGACAAATATCCGCACTTCAACGAAGCGGCAAAAGGCATTTATGAGTTTCAAAATATGATAATGTACGAATACGCCGTAAAGACAGGGCTTATATCGGAGGATCAATATTCCAGAATGATGGAAGTGAATCAAAATTATGTGCCGTTTTTCAGAGTATTAGATACGTTGGGTAAAAACGAAACGCGTAAAGGAATCGCTAACCAACATTCGCCTGTTAAGCGTATATACGGCAGCGGGCTTGATACGTATGATCCGATTGAGAATATTGTGTACAACACGTCGGCGATAATTAAAGCCGGTACACGTAACGCGGTCATGCAGAACCTCGCGGAGCTTGCCGATACCGTTGAGGGATTCGGTATTTACATGGAAAAGATACCGCCGGATATGGTTGCTGATGTTGTTTCGGTTAAGCAGATCAAGGATCAGATTGAAAAACTGTCTAAAGGAAATGAATTGAAAACAATCGCGGACAAACTCGACGACGACGAGATGAAATTCTTGATGGACACGATTACTAATAGTTTCAGCGATACTATCAAAGTCTGGCGAAGCAAGCGGAGCAACAAACAAAACGTTGTTTCCGTCAAGCGCGGCGGCGAGTATCAGTATTACGAAGTCCACGACAAAAACTTTTTAGAAGCGATAAAATCGTTCACGCCCGGACAGAGCAGTATAATTTTGGAAGGTATGCGGAAATTGACGTCAACGTTCAAGGTATTGACAACGGGCGCGAATCCGTTCTTCGGAATAACCAACATCATGCGCGATTTCCAGACGGGATTTGTGAACACGACGACTACGAACAATCCGATCAAATATACAGCCGATTGGGTTAAGGCAGTCGCGGGAGCGGTATTCGAATCGGACGCATACAAGGATTATCTCGCGAACGGCGGCGGATATATGGGTTCGGTGACGGCGGACGCGCGAATATTCCGGCAGACGATGCGCGAGATAACGGAAGCTGACCGAAATAAGATCGTAAAGTCGTTACACAACATGAAAAACGTAACGGACAACATCATGTGGTTCGTGAACAAGGGCGACGACATACCGCGATTCGCGGAGTACAAGCGGACGTTAGCGAAGACGGGCGACAAACTGGCGGCGGGCAGAGCGGCGCAGGAAATAACCGTCAACTTCCGGCGCACAGGCAAAACGGCGGCGGAACTAAATAAAATGATACCGTACTTCAACGCGGCGATACAGGCGAATCACAAAATGCTTGATACGTTCGCGTTCAAAGGTTACGATGAGTTTTTGAAAACGGGAAGTAAATCAGATGTAGCAAAAAAACTATTACCGAACTTCTTGAAATTTATTATGGGCTCACTAATCGGCGCGGTACTGGTACAATTCTGGAACAGGGTCATCGCGCCGGAACTTTTCGGCACCGATCCGAACGACTTTGAGAACGCATCGTCGTACATGAAAAACAATTACTATCTATACAGTTTGCCGAACGGCAAATTCATACGGGTACCGAAGCCGCAGAATTTGGGTGTACTGGGAACGGCGATGGAACGCGCGTTAGACTTATATATGTTCGACGATCCTAACGCATATTACAACTTCGGCGAATATGTAGGGCAGCACTTCCTGCCGCCGGCAGCAGTAACGCTGTTCGGTACCGTGTACGAACTCGGCACCAACCGTAACTTCGCGGGTATACCTATAGTACCGTCGTACATGGAGGATTTGGATAAACGTTTACAGTATGATGACAGTACATCCGCGGTTGCGTACATAGCCGGACGTTTGCTCAACGTGTCGCCGAAGCAGGTAGACCATGTGATGAGTTCAAATTTAGGGTTTCTCGCGCGGCTTAACAAGGCATTGTTTCCGGTGAATCGTGATAAGGCAGACATAACCGGAGGGCTTGAAAACCAATTCGTCGTAGACAGTGTGTATTCGACTGATATAGTCAATCGTTTCTACGATGAGCGCGAAAAGTATACAGTCATGGCTAAATCTTACGATATTACAAATGGTGAGGATGACAGATATTTGTTTGAGGATATATACAACAAGTACAAGTACGATAGGTACGCGAATTTGTACTCTAACGTGACTAAAGATATACGCGATCTGGACGATGAGGAAAAACGCCGGAATGTACGCAGTACTCTTAACACGATTATCGGCGACATGACGAATACAGGTATGACGGAACTTGATGAGTTTGTATCGTATGTATGTCAGGAGTACGATTATGAAATAGCCGATCTTGCACCGTATGTTACTGTGCCGAGTGCGTTGTATTTGAAGTATCAGGACAAAAGCGGTAATCACTATGTAACGGACGACAACAAGCAGCGAATCAAAATAGAATTACGTTACGACGATATGATAGCATACCACAGATATTTTCAAGATACGATCATGCCGGTGTACGAACATGTACTTAATATGCAGGGCGTGAATCCGGAAACAGGATTACCGATTACGGATCAAGACAAAGCTGAATATATGAAGTATTTCAAAGATAAGTTAGTCAAGGAAATGGAAATCATGTTTGGGCAGGAATTGTTTAAGAAGTATCAATAAAAAAGCTAAGAATAATCATCAGGATTTTTTTGCATGGAAGTTTATATTCTAAAAATATGTTGCCAATATCCTATATTTATGCTATTATATTTACTGAGGTGATTTATAATGAATATTGATACTCGCGTTCTCGTACCTATGACTGAGGCTAACCAAAATTTTTCAAAGGTTGTACGTCTTGTTGACGAAAGCGGCATGGCTGTGATTTTGAAAAACAACAAACCGCGTTATATAGTGTTAAGCTTTCAGGAATATGACGAAATACAAACAACGCGGCATAAAATATTTGAAGCCGCCGCCGACAGCGTAATTTCCGAGAACATTGAAGCCCTGCGAGAACTCGCTATATGATAGTATTAACATTAGGCGAAACGCCGTTACATTGAAAGTATATATAAATCTATACACAAACAACAGGACAATACGTCCTGTTTTGTTTTTATGTATGTTTTTTAGTTGAAGGGCATATTTTGTGGAATTCATCGTACCATAGTAAAAGCAATACTCCGTTATCCATAATCCCGAATATTCTTTCTCTGCTGTTTATCGTTAATGAAAATATACTTTCATAGTATAAGCCCAATTCTGTCATTCGGATTTGCGCTTCTTTAATGAGATGATGTGTTTCTATAAAATGGTTCCTATCTCCTATTATGTCTTTCCATTGCTGTTGTTCGAACGCGGATAACCTATTGAGGATATCGCTTTCACTCATTCGGTTGTTTTTAGTAAACGACCATTCTGCATGGTCTTTGTCCATTATCGAAAAACGCCATGACGGTGATTTTGAGTAGTAACTTTCCTGTATTACTATTTCTTTTGGCTTTTTACCTACTGGTACTGAAACAGATTTTGGTGTTTTATTTTTGTTAGCCATTATTACAACCCGCCGTAATATTCCTGCATTGATTCTTTTGTTATTATGTTTGTACTGTGTACTCCCGCAGCTACGTTCATACGCGCGTTTTTCCATGGGTTTTCCATGTGTGTAAGCTCTATCAGCCATTGTGGCTGCTTATCGCCATAGTAATTCAATACGCTGTCCATCGTTTCAATTTGTGTTTCGGTAAACTGGCAGTCCGGAAGATCATCAAATAAATTTTCATCGACTACAAATAAACCTTTATGTTTCGCAAAAAGCTCAACACATACAGGTCCGTTTGCCCACGCTTGAAAATCTTCTTCAAACAAAGGCACATCATCCCAAGCCAAAGACCACGCTTGACAGTAATAGGTTAATTTCTGTAACTTCATCGTTGTCATTTCGCCTTGTTTCTTTAAGATATATTTAGCCACATCATATACTTTAGCCATGCCAATTCACCTCCAAACGGTCAACGTAATTGAAATTGCCAATTATGTTGACGTTAATATTATATGCCATAAACTCAATATTATAAATCATACTATTATTATAGCACAAAAACTACAAGAAGTCAACAAAATATTTACACAGAACAGTTAAGTTCTGTTTTTTTGTAAACCCGTTTTTAGAACGATTACATTGATATTGATTAAAAAGACTTGACATTATCCATTTGAATGTATGATATGATGAGTAAAAAGGTGGGATTATTGTGCTGACACCGCGGCAGGAGGAATTCGCGAGATGCGTTGCGTCCGGTAAGATGGCGGCGTATGAGGCGTACAAATACGCATATAAAGTTAAGCCGACCACAAAACCGGCTTCGATCCGCGTGTGTGCAAACAGGGTGATGAAAAACCCGGAATTACAAGCGCGGATAGCGGATTTACGGCAGGATTTCGGCGACAACACGCCGTTGACGACTCGCGATGAGCAATTGAAAAATATGTTACGCGTGCAGGGTATCGCGATGGAAAATCTGCAAGACGAATTCGAAAAAGGCGCGGCGGATATTGTTGTTAAGACGGCTGAGGCGATCTGCAAGATGTGCGGGTACAATGAGCCGGAGAAAGTAGATAGCAAGGTCATAATCGAGTTCGTGGATTTCGATGAGGAATTGGCGCGATGAAAATCTGTAATCCGCAGCCGAAACAACTTGAATTTATGGCGGCTACAACGCGCTATGTGTGCTACGGCGGCGCACGTGGCGGAGGTAAGTCGCACGCTATACGGATGAAATCATATGTGATGGCGTTAAAATACTCGGGTATCAATATATTGATCGTTCGCCGAACATATCCGGAACTGTACGAAAACCATATACGACCGATGATTGAAATGACGGTTGACGTTGCGAAATACGTTGACAAATCGAAAACGCTGACATTTGTGAACAAATCGCGAATCAAATTCGGATATTGCAACGGCGATTTCGACGTTGAACAGTATCAGGGACAGGAGTACGATGTGTTATTCATCGATGAGGCGACGCATTTCACGGAGTATATGTTCGACTGGCTGAACGCGACTGTTCGCGGTGTGAACGATTTCCCGAAACGCACATACCTCACGTGCAATCCGGGCGGCGTTGGTCATTCGTGGGTCAAGGAGAAGTTTGTTAATTCAACGCGGACTGATTCAACGTTCATATTCGCTACAGTAGATGATAATGCAATATTAAAGAAGAAAGATCCGGGTTATCTGAAAATGCTCGAAGCGTTACCGGAGGGATTACGCGAGGCGTGGCTCAAAGGAAATTGGGATAGTTTTGTCGGGCAGTATTTCAGAATGTGGAATCGAGAGATTCATGTGATGGAACCGTTCGAAGTTCCCTCTCACTGGCGGAGGTATCGGGCGTTGGATTACGGACTTGATATGCTTGCGGTGGTGTGGGTGGCGATTGACGAGGATAACAACGCATATGTGTACAAAGAGTTACACGAATCGAATTTGAACATCTACGATGCGGCGCAACGTATTCATGAGGTCAATGGCGACAACGGCATAAATGCCGACAAAATATACGAAACACTCGCGCCGGGCGATTTATTCGCGAGATCGCAGGTGAACGGTAAAACGGTAGACGAGATGTTCCGAAGTGCGGGCGTTTCGTTCACAAAGGCGAGTAATGAGAGGGTCGCGGGGTGGCAAGCGTTGGCAGAATGGTTACGGGTGGAAAATATCGGCAACGGTGTTGCCGGAACAAGTCGTATGAAAGTATTTAACAACTGTCATAATTTGATCCGTTGTCTGCCGCAGTTACAGGCTGACGAAAGGAATCCGACAGATTGCGCGACGCGACCGCATGAGATAACGCACGTGTGCGACGCATTACGATATTTCGCGATCACATATTCACGCAAGTCAAATCCTCCGAAAAAAGAAACTGATCCGTTACAGGCGCACAAACAGAGAGTGTTGAAATTAGATAAAAAAAGATACATAAATGATTTTTTATAGGGAGTGATTAAATTTGAAACCATTGATATTTAGGAAAACGCCGCGCAAATGCAGCGTTAGAGGGTGCGGCGGCAAAAACGCGACGTTGTACGCACGTTCGCACGATATGAGCAGCAGCGTTTGGATTTGCGACGATTGCGTCAGGGATATGTTCAATACGTTGAAAAAATTGACGAAGAAACAGGTGACGGAAGATGTTGATCCTTAGTATAATTCTAAATTGCGCGGTTTTCGGAATGTTACTGTATGTTTTGATGAATTTGTCACGTTTGATTAAATTAGTTGAACTACTGCAAATGAATCAGACGCGAGAATTTGATCGGCTACAGCCGTCTGTAACTACGGAAACTGTTGCATCAAGTCCTACGCCATCGCAAGCGGAAAAGAACATCGATGACTGGAGAAAAATGTATGACGGATCATGAGATACCCGAAACCGCTGCCGATGTCATCGCAATGGTTGACGAACGGCTTGAAAAGATACGCAACGACCGCCGTAATTGGGAAGCGCAATGGATTCTGAACGCCAATTTCTACGCCGGACACCAGTATTGTGATATACACCCTGTAGGCTTGGAAGTGCATGAAATCGCGCCTACACGCAAAAATATCGAACGCGCCGTATTCAACAAGATAACGCCGCTCATGCAGACACGGCTCGCTAACCTCGAAATGGTAGATTACGCTATGACGGTACAGCCGCGCACGAACGAACTCGACGATATTGAGAAGTCCGAAATCGCTACCGGATTATTACGGTATGCTCAACAGCTCGGCGATTTTAACGTTATCAAAAGTACGATGATCCAGTGGGCGGAACTCACGGGTACGGCGTTCGTGCTGAGTTGGTGGGACACACAAAAAGGCGAAGAATTAATGCAAGGTTTGTACGAGGGCGATCTCAATTACGGATTGCTAACACCGTATGAGGTGTTTCCGGCGGATTTGTACGAGCAGGAGATCAAGGATCAGCGGTATGTGATACTTGACCAAGCGTTGAACATCGACGATGTATATGATATTTACGGCGTTGAAACAAATGGTGAGGATATAGAAACGTATGTGCTTACACCGATATACGGTTCGCAGGAGTACGGACATTGGATCACGTCGTTCTCGTATGGACGGAAACAGGTGAACGACGCTGTTCATGTCAAAACGTATTTCGAAGCAAAATCGAGACGCTATCCTGACGGTCGTATGGCAATCGTGATTGGCGACCACTTGTGTTACTATGGCAAGTTACCGTATAACGAAATCCCTCTCGTCGCGATGAAAAGCCAGATCGTACCGGGGCAGTTTTTCGGTAAGTCGGTGATACAGGATTTGATACCGTTGCAACGTGCGTACAACGGGTACATGAACCGTATACATTCGCATTTGGCGACTTCAACGAGCAATCTACTATTGATACCGGAGAACGGGGGAATCGACCGTGAGGATTTGGAAACGGCGGCATGGGATGACGGGCGTGTAATATTCTACCGTGACGGTACGCAACGACCATCATACCTTGAACCGCAGGGATTGACGCAACAGGTATTCGCGCACAAAGACAAGCTCGTCAATGATATGGAATACGCGGCTGGCGTGTCTCAGTTGATGGTCACAGGCGCGACACCTGCGGGTGTAACATCCGGTACAGCGATAGACAATCTCAAGCAAATCGACAGCACGCGAATGTCGCTGACTGCCGAAAACATACGCGGGAGTGTGTTGGGATTGGCGAAGATATGGCTTGATATATACAAGCGTTACTCGATGGGTTACCGCGCAGTGAGGGTTGTAGGAAATAACAATATCGGCGCGGCGTTGACATGGAGCCGCGATGAACTCAACAGCTACGAAATCAAATACGAAGCGGAAAATGAGTTGATATTCAACCGTGAGGCGCGTAAGGAAGCGTTCCTTGCCGCGTTGAATCTTGGTTTGTACACCGACCAGAACGGGCAGATACCGGAAAGTATTAAACAGTACGGCATTGAACTATTCAACGTTGGGAATTTCGGAAGCACATCGAATGAGATAGAATTACAGCGTCAGAACGCTCAGCGCGAAAATTCGTTCCTCGTGACGGGAACGGTGCCGGTAATGCGCGATTACATAGACGACCACCAAATCCACATACAAGAACATCGCGTGTATATGCTGCAATTGGATTTTTACAAATTCGAGAAGCGTATGCCGACGCTTGCGGGAGCGTTCAAGAATCATGTTGAGGAACACAAAAATATATTAGTACAACAGTTGAAAGGAATTGAAGAAAATGGAAGAGATCAAGGATAAGTTATTAGAGAAATTAAACGAACCGGAAACAGCGGAATCTATTCCACCTGAACAAGTACCGCAGGAAACACCTACGGAGCCAGAGCAACCACCGCAAATAAATCCGTTACAGCTCGCACAAGCGGCAATCAACGCCATGCAACAGGAAAATGCGCAACTGCGCCAGCAGATACAAGAATCACAAAAATCAAACGAGGAAACCGTCATGCAGAACCTATCGGCAACACCGTTGCCGTTGGCACCCATCTTCCCGCAGTTTGACTATGATAATTCGTCCGACGAGGATCGCCAGACGATATTGAACAAATACAGTCAGGATATGGCGAATTTCATGGGCGGCGTTGCCGAGCAGAAGATGAAACCGTTCGAAACGTACTACCAACAGCAGACACGACAAGCGGAAGAGAATAATATCGTCAACGGTATTATTCGTTCGGGACAGTTACCGGATTTTCAGGAAAAATTACCGGAAATACGACAACTCTTGGCAAACGTACCGGATTTGCAAAAGCTACCGCCGCAAGCGCAGTATTCAACCGCGTACTATATGCTCAAAGGATATGAAGCGGCAAACGCAAAACCGGCGGAAGATACAGTAGAATCACTACTCGCGAAAGTCAAGGCGAATCCGGATGTCATCAAAGCAATCAAAGCCGAGGAGATCGCCGCAGTCAAGCAAAACGGCGAAGTACCGCCTCATGTAGCGTCAGGAGGCGCGGCAAACATTGCCGCTACACTTCCGCCCAAACGTCCGGAACGACTCGAAGACGTCAAAACACACATTGGAAATAAATTTTAGGAGGACTAAATAATGCCAAAAGAAGAACTAATTTTAACACGAATAACAGACGTATTGAAAACGGATTATTTGCCGTTGTTCGACAACCAACTCACCACCGACCCGTCGCCGTTCCTTGAGAAGATCAAGAAGGAAAACCTCGTAAGCGATCCGATCCACGCAGCCGCGCCATACGGTCTTGTCGGCGGGTTCGGGTTCTCGGCTGAGGACGAAGCAACACCTGCGGCGGCTCATCAGAAGTACATACCGTTCAACTGCCGCACGGCTGATATGTACGTCAACATCGAAATCTCGAACAAGTCGATCATACTGGCGCAGTCGAACGCGGCGTCGATGGTGAACGCGGTAGACGCTGAGATCATGGGCGCGTTCACAGCGGCGAAATATCATATGTCGCGTGCGTTGTTCGGCGACGGGCGAGGTATCGTCGCCAAGGCGACGTCGGCAGGTACTGGTGCGGCAGGAGCGAACACCGTAACGCTCGACAGCGTGAAACTGCTGCGAGAAGGTATACTCATCGACATATACGCATCGGGTGGTACAACACCTGCGGCGAATCAGAGGCGCGTGCTGGCGATTAACAGGGCAACGAAAACGGTCGCATTTGACGGTAACGCATTCGCGGCGGCGAGCGGTTCGTTCATCACGGTGCAGAACAGCTACAACCGTGAGATCATCGGACTGGGCAGTATATACGGCGTAGACTACAACGGAGTGAACACGGGCAGAACAACGATATATGACCGCACTATTACCGATTATCCGTTCCTTGAGCCTCATGTAGTAGACGCGGACAACGACATTACTGACATCGTGCTTTACGACGCGGTGCGCTATGCCCGCGACTACAAAAACACGGAAATCGACTTGTTCATGTGCGGCGACGACGCGTACAGTGCGTATCACCAGTACATGATCGAGCGGAACATCCAAATAGTGCAGCGCTGCGATTTCAAGGGCGGCGCGAAGGGATTCGAAGTAATCGTAGGCGACAGAGGGGTAACTATTGTAAACGAGCGATTCGTACCTGCTAACGAGATATGGGGCGTGAACACTGGCGATTGGTCGTTCAAGAAGAGCGCGTTGGATTTCGTAACGTACCAGAACGGTTCGGCGTTCATCCTGCTTGAGGACAAGTCTATCTTCCGCGCATTGATAGCGTGTTACGGCAATATCATCTGTCAAAATCCGGGTGGTTGCGTCAGAATTATTAAAGCGAATAGGGTGTAAACACTAAACCAAAATTATAAAAAATCGGAGTTGGAATTAAATATTCCGCTCCAATTTTTTTATCTTTTTATATCCTATTCGTTTTTGTCGAAACAATACTATTCAATATTTCTTCTTGTTGTTCAATTTTTTGCTCATACTTCATTCTCAATGGAATAATTTCTTCAACCATATCATTTTCCATTTCCCGCATAATATGAAGCATTTGAATCAAACGATCCGCTTCTTCTTGTGTCGCCTCCCCTTGTTGAAACAATTTTTCCACATATTCTTTATCTGACTTATGTATATCAGATAACTCGTTTAATATCAGTTTATTTTCCATAATTCCATCGAAGTAGAAAGGATCAAGACCATAATAATTGGCTTTTTCATATAATATTAGAAGTTGTTCTTCGTATGTAAAGCCTTGTTGCTCAAGTTTTTCCTCAAAGCTTTGCATATATTTTTCCTCTAATATTCTTGTCTCACTATTCATTTCATCTGTTGCTTCATCTATAATTTCAGTCGCTTGAATTAATTGATTACACTCTTCCTGTGTCAACTTCCCCAACTGAACTAATGCTTCCAGCTTCTCTTTTTGTTCTTTTCTACGGTTTTGAAGACTTTCTTCTATTTCTTGTAGTTTTTTTTTCTTCCCACCAAGCTCACCAATAGATATAATCGCTTCATGAGTTTCATCAATCGCCTTTGCTATTCCAAAGCCATCAAGTTCGAAATAACGCTTTCTTATCAAGAATTGCTCGCCCAACATAGCTGTTAACTTTATTCTAATAGTTTGCAAGTTTTCTCCAGCTTGTGCTAAAAGAACACCTTCAAGCACTATTAGCCGTTTTAATAATTCAAACCCAGTATAATCATCTGCGTTTATAAGCGTCTCAACAATGTCTTTCACTAAAGCTGGAGATATACCTTCTCGTACCAGCAAGAACATGAAAGTCATAAAACCATCATCATGTTTTTTAACCCATTGTTCAGGTGTTTGTATTGTGGTTGATTGAATCAGACGAGCACATTCAATCATTCGGTCTATTACTGGTAAACAAGCTTCTTTTTCACTTAGTTTAAAATTGCTCAGTTTGTACATCATTACTTACTCCTGTAAATTAAATAGCTATATATTAGTATTTCATTTATTTTATTCTATATTTAATATCATTTTCTACACAATAATAATATGCTTCAGATGTACGTGAACATATTATTTTTAATTTTCTTATAAAAGGGTAATTTTCTTTATCTCTATATTGTTGATCATTAAAAGTTGAATTAGAAATTGAAGTTACACTATCCGGTATAGTTACACTTATTAATTTTTCACAATTATTAAATGCATAATTTCCAATCTCAATAATCCCATCTAATATTATGACATGCTTCAATTTTTTGCAATTATTAAATGCTTTTTCATCAATAACAATTACATTTATATTTTCAATTTTATTAGGAATTACAACAATTTTATCATCTGCCCTGTATTTTGTTATAATTATATTATCGTCATCAATAATATAATCGAAATCTGAAGCAGGTGTTGCAGATATATAATCTATATTTAGAATAAACCAATCGTGATAATAAAATCCAGCTATTGCTATAATCCCCAATATAACCCCCACAATAATAGAGACGAATAAAATTATTTTAAAAATAGTTTTGATAATTTCCCCTACCTTTTTGGCGATATTAGCATAGTATGAATTATTACTTGGAACAAGTCTATTATTTCTTTCATTCATAATTAATTATCCTATCATTTTATTATTTTATAATATAACAAAAATTGTATGATTGATTTTTAATATTTAATATAGTCTGTGTATTTCGCATTTTATTTCTTTACCATTTTGATCATCATCATAAAAATGTGCTTCTAATAATCCACCTGGAATAATTCTAATTTCTGCTGTATATTTACGATCTTTAGTTCTTATTCCATTTAATTTTTCTATAAAAAATGAAACTTCAAACATTCGTTTACCATTATTACTATCTGTCCAAACAATTTTTGATGATTTATCTGTTTCATATATTTGAAAACTTACTTCTCTTTGATTTTCCTCATACGGGGAAAATTTGCTATTTTTACCATTTATACCTGATGTTATATATTTTCTTCCATTGGGTTGTTCTCTTATTGGTTTTCCTTTAAATAATATATTTTTAATTTCATCTTTTCTACTTTTTTTATTATAAGCTATTACCCCGTATGTATGAGGTGAAACCAGTATCACAGGAGCACTATTTGCTGCATATATAGCCGCGCCAAAAGCAACAGCCCTGTCAGGTAATTCTGTTGAAAGAATTTCTATATCCGGAAATTCTTTTTCTAAACGCTTTTTTACCATCGGCATTTGACTTGATCCACCAGATAATACAATAGCATCAATTTTTGCGTGTTTCCCATAATTATGTATATAAATGTCTTTCGTATCATTAACTACATGAATTGTGTGTTCGAGCAAAATACGAGTTAATGATTCAAATTTTTCGCGACTTACTCTTTCCGTCAAAATTTCACCAGAATTTATGCCACTTTTAATGTCAAATACAAAAACTGTATTTTCGTTTGTTGAAAGTTTAATTTTCGTTTTTATTATAGCTTCTCTAAATTCATATTTTTGATTTAAAGGGATATTGTATTCTGTTTTGTTATTAAAAATATGCCCTATTAATTTATAATCCCAATTATTTCCACCTCTATCTGTAATTCCGTTTTGACCTAAAACTATAAATTTTTCTTTTTTTGAAGCATCATATTGAACAATAGCGACGTCAAAAGTTCCTCCTCCTAAATCATATACTAATATTCGACTTCCATTTTTAATCTTTTTTTTATTTATAGTATAGTAACTCAACGCAGCAGCAACCGGTTCATCAATTAAATGAATTTCTCTATTTGAAAGACCAAATTTTTTTGTCGCTTCAATTGCACACTCTAAAATAAAATCTCTATATGCCCCTTCAGATTCTGCTGGTACGGCTATTACAAGATTTTCTATGTGGGAAGGTATATTAGGGTTAGATTTTTCAATAACATTTATAGCATTTTGTATTAAAAATTTTAAAATATTTACTACAATGCCCTTAATTGTATATTCTTTTCCTCCTAAAATTCTTATATCATTTTCTGTCGGACGTTTATTACGTAATAGATCCTTAATATTAATTATTCCATTATCACCGAATTGTATTGTTAATTCTAAAGCCCTTTTTCCTATTAAATCTTTATTATTATCATCATTATAATAAACTGTAGGAATACCATTATTTTCATCACATATTGTAGTATCGTTACCTACCAATGGCGTGGGATTTTCACCAATACATGTAGCAGCAAAAGAAAAGCAGGTTCCAAAATCAATTCCCAGTTTCATTATATATTACCTTCTTTTTTGTATACAAAAACTTCTGCTTTTTTAATAATTTTACCATTTAATTTAAATCCTACTTCTTTTACTTCACGAATAAATATTCCCACGCTATCATTATATTTATTATCAATTATCTCATGTTCATCCACGTTGTATGGAGTTTTATAAGTTGGCTCAATTTTTTCGAAAATTTCTAATTTTTTTTCGATAGAAATTAACAAATTATCAAAATTGTTTATAATAATATTAAAATCTACATTTTCATTTTCATTAAATAAACCATTTATTATGGAATGTTGTTTATCTATCCAGCTTTTAATAAATAAACAAAAATCAAGATAAATTTTTATTATTTCCGAATAGTTTTCGTTATATTTAAGCAAATTTTTTATTTCTTCTTTAATAGATAATTGCGAGGTTTCATACTTTTCGATTATTTTTATTTTTTCTTTTAATTCTTCTTGTAAGTATAATATTTTTTCGTCTTTTTGATTAATTTTAATATTAGTTGTATTAATTAAATTATCATTTTCCGTTTTCAAATTACTTATAATAGAATTTAATCGTTTTATTTCTTCATTTTTAATATTATTAGATTGATTAGCATTTTTTAATTTATTATTTAATTCTATATTTTCTTGCTTTAATTCTATTATCTGTTTTTTCAAATTATCATTTTTTTCGATATTTTCATTATTTTCATTCGAATTGTTATTTTTGTTAAAAAATAATTTATATATATTATTTTCCTTAATCGAATCAATTTTATTTTGTTTTTTTTCATTTTTCATTTATTATATTATACCTTCTTATAATATTTATCGTTATGCCTTCTATTAAAAATCAAATTAATTTGATTTTTTTAGCTATCCCATTTAGGGTCTAAACTTTTTGTACTATTTATTATTGCAATTTTACTTTCATTATTTAATGGACAAAATGTAAAAGAGTGTGGTAATATTTCTTTTATATTTATTGGTAAATCTTTTAATACTATAAGGTTCGTACAACCGTAAAACGAATATCTACCTATGGATTTTAATTTTGAATTTTTTTCAAAAATTACACTTTCTAAATTCGTGCAAGAAACAAATGCTCCTACGTTTCTATCTTTATTATTAATTTCTTCTTCGTTTCCGATAATTTCAACATTTGCTGGTATTATTATTTTTTTTATATTTTTCTCGCTAAAACAATTACCAACAATTCTACGGATTGAATTTGGAATATTGTCTATAATTTCAGAATTTCCATAATAATTTTTTAATTTATCACCATCAATTTCAAATTCTTTAATTTGTTGATCGATATCATATTCTAATGATTTTTTATGTATTTGATTTTCATTAATTAAATTTTCTATAAAAACAAAATCAACTCGTGTAAACTCTTTAAAATTTATTAAATTTCCAAATTCAATTTCTTTTATTATAATAGTTTCATGACATCCAAATGCAATACATTTTATCCTTTCTGAAGAAGGATTATAATTATTTATTCTCGTACCACATT